AAGTTTATTGAGGATGTTGTATCGGGGCGTTTAATATTAGGCAACTATGCAAAACTGGCAGTTGACAGGCATTTAGCTGATTTAAAAAATAACGATTGGGAGTTTATATTTTCAGAGGAGAAGGCAACCAGGGCTTTCTCCTTTATTTCTGCACTGCGCCACACCAAAGGCGAGTTTGCCGGGCAAAGATTTAACATCCAACCATTCCAAGAGTTTTTTATTAAAGTATTATTTGGATGGCAAAAAAAGACTGGTGGCAGACGCTTCCGCAAGGCTTACCTTGAGATTGCAAGGAAAAACGGCAAAACGGAGTTAGCAGCTGCGATTGCAGTTTATTGTTTCCTATTAGACAATGAAACGGGAGCGGAGGTGTACACGGCTGCAACGACAAGGGATCAAGCGAGGATTGCCTTTGATACGGCAAAAGTATTTTTAAAGAATTTAAAGAATGATTCAAAGACATTTAACAAGTTAGTTAATGTTTTAAAATATAACTGCAATGTACCTACGACAAATACTAAGTTTGAATCGGTTAGTGCCGATGCTGATACCTTAGATGGTTTAAACCCACATTGTGCCATTATTGACGAATACCACGCGCATAAAACAAGCGATGTATTGGAAGTCATGGAGACAGGCATGGGTTCAAGATTACAACCATTACTATTAATTACAACTACTGCTGGATTTAACCGTGAAAGTCCTTGCTATATGTACAGGAAGGTAATGGTTGACATTTTAGAAAAAAGAAAAATAGATGAGTCTGTTTTTCCGTTACTATTTTGTCTTGATGAAGGCGATGACTGGCAAAATAAAAATAATTGGACAAAAAGCAATCCAAACCTTGGTGTAACTCCGTACATGGACTACATGGACAATCAATACCAAAAGGCATTAAACGAAGGAGCAGCAAAGCAAATACAATTCATGACAAAGAATCTAAACGTATGGACATCTACCTCCTCCGTTTGGATTTCTCAGTCTTACATTGATGCAACCAGGTTATTTATTGATGATGCTACGCTGTATAATAAGAAATGCTTTGCTGGATTAGACTTGGCATCTACGCGTGACATCTGCGCTCTTGTACTTTGTTTTCCGGTGCAAGAAGGATTATCTAAGCCTCATATAAAATCTTATTACTTTTGCCCAGAGGATAATGTTAGAGAGCGATCGCTAAGTGATGGTGTACCCTACTTGCAATGGCAGCAAGATGGGCACTTAATAATGACAGATGGCAATGTAACCGATTACGACTTTATTAAAAACAAATTCATTGAAATAACGGCTAAATATAAAATAGAATGTATTTGTTTTGACCGATGGAATGCATCTCAGCTTGTTATTCAGCTTACAAACGATGGTGCAACCATGAAGCCATTTGGGCAAGGTTTTATTTCTATGTCTGCACCAACTAAAGAAATAGAAAAGTTGTTTTTATCTAATGAGATAACACATGATGGTAACCCAGTATTGGAATGGATGATGAGCAATGTTATATTGCGGTTAGATCCTGCTGGAAACATAAAAATAGATAAAGCAAAGAGTACAGAAAAGGTCGATGGAGCGGTTGCAATGGTTATGGCATACGCTCAAATAATGCAAGGTGATAGACCAACGATATATGAGGGGAAAGAAAGAGAAGGAGGATTGTTGATGTTATAAAATGTACCTAATTAAAATAAAAACCTTTTAATTATGGAGAAATTAATGGCAAAGCATGAATATGCTGAACAAGTTAGACAGATTAATTCAACATCCGGATATTTCCATAGGTTTTACGAGTTATCTGGAGAATGTCGTACACATCAAGAGGCATGGATAAGGTTAGAGGAAGAAAGAGACACCTTTGGACTTGATGAAAAATATAAAACCTATGAAAGTTTTCGAAAAGCAAAAAGTAATTATATGGTAATGCGTTTTGTTTAACTTGTTACTTTAACTCCGTTACTTCATACTATTCTGGTTTATATTTGCCGCATGGGAATAATTAACTCCATGCGGTCTTTTTTTTCTAATACTCGCGCAAGTATTGAAAATCCAAGTACACCAATTAACGGTGATACATTAGGCGCATTGTTTCAAAGAGGATCAGCTGCTGGTGTAGCGGTAGATGAATATTCTATTATTGGTCTTCCTGCCTTTTACCGTGCTACTCAAATACTTGGAGGTGTTATTGCATCTTTGCCTTTTGACATTATAGAAAAAGGATTAGATGAAAGTATAAGAATAGCAAAGGAGCATCCTAATTACAAAGTAGTTAGCCGTGAGCCTTCACAATTCTACACAGCTCACACGTTTTATAAAACAATGGTTTTGCATTATTTAAGCCATGGTGCTTTTTATGCTGCTATTAATAGAAATGCAAATAGCCAAAGGATTACAAGTCTTTTAATACTTGATCCTACACAAATGGAAAGCTATTATAATACCAGAGGCGAGTTACTATTTAAAAATAAGAAGAATAATAAAAAATATAGTTCAGATAACATCATACATATACCTAACCTTACATGGAATGGTATTGATGGTTTTGTTATGCCGGACTTACACAGAGATAACTACGGCTTGGCTTTGGCTAATAGAAATTACGGTGCTAACTTTTACAAGAATGGAGCGCATTTAAATGGTGTTTTAAAGCATCCTGGCAAGTTAACCAATGAGGCATACGATAGATTAAAATCTTCTTTTAACCGTGCTTTTGGTGGAAGTCAAAACGCTGGAGGCACTGCTATTTTAGAAGAAGGCATGGACTTTCAGAAAGTAGGACTTAATCCTGCCGATGCAGCATTTAATGAAACTAAGAAAGCTACCATTGCAGACATTGCTCGCATAACAGGTGTGCCAGGTGTTTTATTGGAAGATATGGATAAGGCAACATTTAGCAACATGGAGCAGTTGAGCCAAATGTTTGTTAACTATACCATTATGCCATTATGCGAAACGATAGAGGCAGAATTTAACCGTAAGATATTTTTTGAGGCAGAAAAGTACACTTATTGCACTCGATTTAATCTTGATGGCTTACTCCGTGGCGATGTGGCTGCGCGATCATCATATTATACAACGATGCGTAATGTATTAGCTATGTCACCAAATGAAATTAGGATTAAGGAAAACATGAATCCTTATCCGGGTGGTGATAGCTACGAATTACCTTTAGCATCAAATATAAAAATAGAGCCATCCTCCGAAGATATTTCACACGAAGCTGAAGAAGAAATTAATAGTAATGGCGAAGAAAATTATAATGATTAATTTATGCCCTACAGTAACTACCCACAGTCAGCAACCAATGCAGCAAAGAAAGCATTAAAACATAAAGAAGATAATGGCAGCCAGTGCGGGACAAATGTAGGCTGGACAAGAGCAAGGCAGTTAAGCGAAAGAGAGGCATTAAGTGACGATGAGGTTATAAGAACATATAGTTTTTTAAGTAGAGCCAAGGTATACGACCAAGGCAAGTATTTTGATGAGAACGATAACGAGATATGCGGTTCAATCATGTATGACGCTTGGGGTGGTTCAACAATGTTGCCCTGGGCTGAAAGAACAGCTAATAAAATAATGGACGAAAGGTCAAAAGAAGAAACAATGGAAAAGAGAAGTATAAATTACGAGTTTCGCGCTATGCCAGAGTCTCGTACGATTGTAGGAACGGCAACTGTTTTTAATTCTGCCTATGACATGGGTTGGTATCTTGAAGAGATGAGCCAAGATGTATTTACTAACTCGGACATGAGCGATGTAGTAGCATTGTTTAATCATGATGCTAACATGGTTTTGGCAAGAACAAAGTCTGGTACCTTAAAATTAAAGGTTACTGGTAATGCTATGGAATATGAGTTTGAGGCACCAAACACTACTTTAGGGAATGATTTGCTTGAAATGGTAAAACGTGGAGATGTTTACCAATCTTCATTTGCTTTTAGTGTTGAGGCAGAAGACTGGCAAGAAAGGGAAGGCATGAAACCAAAGAGAGTGATTAGAGGCATAAAGAAAGTATATGATGTTTCTCCCGTTACTTATCCGGCTAATCCAGATACCATGGTAGCAAAAAGAAGTTACGAGCAAACAACAGGAAAGATTGATGAAGAACTACAAAAAGTGATTGATATATCAGTTAAATCTGAAATTAATATACAAAACGAGTTACGCAGGAATGCCCTGCACTTATTAAATTTAAAAACAAAATAATGACTGCAAAGGAATTAAGAGAAAAGCGGGCTTCCGATTACGCAATAATGGAAGACCTACAAAAAAGAGCCGCAGCCG